GAATCTTTTAATGCTAAAATAAAAGCTTTTAGAGCCCAGTTTAGAGGTGTCAAAAATGTAGAATTCTTCCTTTTCAGATTAACCACAATTTTTGCATAAACACAACTTTTGGGAATGATCCGTGATAACCCTTTTTGATTAATTCTTGCGCGCTGCAAGTAAAATAAGATTGTTAATGAATTTTGATGCATAATCAATTGATTTTAAGTTGAACAATTGACATACAATTTGGTTTGAGATATGTACACCTTACATTTAGTATAGGTACACCTAGATGTACACCTTTTTTCTCTCAAAAACTTAACAAGTTGACTTTTTAGTGGAAATACGTAAAATGCAGTTAGTGTAGCTAAACCTGCATTTCAAAAGTGTTATAAAGCAAAAAATCCAGCCTATTTTGAATAGACTGGATTTGAATTTGCTCCCCCTCTTGGGGTGCAATATTTGTTTTTGTTTATATCTAGTAAAATCAATTTTACTTATTAATACACGTAAATAAAGGGTTTATAGTGTAAATACATTTATCTAAATTCAAATAGTTTTTTAAAATGTTGGATAATATGGGGGATAATATTATCTTTACATTGTTCAAAATGTAAAACAATGGCAGCGATTAGCTTTCACCCTCATAAAAAAGAGGGCACGTGCAAGATGTATTTGAGACTTCGTTTCGGTAGAAAAAAAGAGTTTAGAATGTCTACTGGTTTAACAATTAAAGAAGCTTCAGATTGGGGGAGGTATATCTTGAAAGGTACTTTTAAAGGTAATAAAACTCTAGTGAGAAGGTTGGAAGAGTTGCGTCACTCTCTAGAAGATTATTTGGATGAAATAGAAAAAGACAAAGAAAGAAACCTACTAGACCTTTCTAGTGTTGACATAAAAAAAAGAATCAACCGGTTTAATAATTCTGAGCCTGTTGTTAATAAAGATCTATTAATCCCTTTTTCTGAATGGTACTGTAAAGATTTAGTAAATCGGACTTATAGAAAAAATGACGTAAAGCATAAGTTAAAGCAGGGCACAATTGATAAATATGTCAACTTCACAAAAATACTCAAGGAGTACCAAAACAGTTTAAAATCAGAAATTAAATTAGCTGATATAGATGAGGTCTTTGTGAATAAGTTTTTAACTTATTTAACAGATGTTAAAAGCTTGTCTATAAATACTAAAGGACGGTATGTTAAACGGCTTAAAACGATATTGAAAGACGCTCAGATTAAAGGGTTTAAAGTTAATCCTCAGTATGTCAGTATAAAAGGTTTTCAAGATGAAACGGTAGTTACTTTTTTGACCTTTGAAGAACTAGATCAAATTATAGAGACTGAAATGCCTACCGAAAGATTAGAAATCGCGAAAGACTGGCTAATAATAGCGTGTTATACTGCTCAAAGAATCTCAGACCTACATAGGTTTAGTAGAAAGAACATCCAAACCATACAAGGTGGAAGGTATATTTCTGCTAAGCAATTTAAAACAAAGAAAAATATAGAGATACCAATCCATTACAAAGTAGACGCCGTTTTAAATAAATACAACAATAACTTCCCGCCAAGATATACCGACAACGAGCATAGCCAAAGATCAATGCTTTCACTTTATATCAAAGAGGTATGCAGAATAGCGGGGATAAAAGAAGAGGTTTACGGCCGTTATAATGGAAAAATGGGGTATTATCCTAAATATAAATTAATAAGCCCTCATACAGGGCGTAGATCCTTTGCTAGTAATTTTTATAATTTACCTAATTGGTCTATACAGGAAATTATGAATATCACAGGACATGAAACAGAGCGTAATTTCCTCGCGTACATTTCTAAAGAAGACCCTACTCTAAGTAGAAACGCTCGTAATAAGTTTGATGAAATGGAGCGCGCAGATAAAGAGAAAAAAGAACCTCAACTAAATGTAATTAAAAACGCATCTAACCAATAAATCATAACCATGAAAAAAGACGAACACAAAAATTTTAAGAAAGACCTCGAAAAATTTAACCTAAACAAATCCGATAGGTTGAAATTGGAAAACGAGGAACTAAAAAAGGAGCTGGAAAGCGTTAAGAAGGAATTTAATGATTACAAAATATTAATGCAATGTGAAGTAATTCCAGAACGAGATTTAAGGTTGAGCGAGATTAAACAGATTTTAAGAATCAATGAAGATGTACAGGCCAGAAATGATGCTTTGATAAATTTCATTTTAGAAAGTGATTTGCGAGAAAAATTTTATAATGATTTTATAGAGAGCTATTACCCTTATGATGTGTTTGATTTTAGGGATAAAAATGAAGTTAATTTTAGCGAAATATCTATAAACGAAAACAATAATAAGGATTTAATAGGAGCAATATCTTATAACCTAAAATTAAACGCTTCACAAAATTAAAATTATTCAATACATCAATAATTAATTTAAAACTTTATAAAATGAAAACAATTAACTCTATGCAAAGTAATTTCATGATTAGTAAAAATGATTTTAGAATCGATTTGCTGCAATATATTGCAGATGTTGAGGAATTAGTATGTAATTATAAAAAATTCAAGTCTGAGCCAATTGGCAAGTATCTAGATTTAGATATAAACGACGAATTATTAAGCAATGTATTAAAATCAATTTTGTTGCTAGAAGGAAAAGAAACGAATGTTTCTGAGGAAAGATTAAATATCATAAAAGATATTGCGCCGACTGCTCATGATAGAAGCATGAAAAAAGAGGTTTTATATGCACTTAATACTATTGAAAAAGGTATCGAGAATAAACAGCCTTTAAATAGTGAACTATATAAAATACTCGAAGTTGCACACGTAACTAGCATTGCTTTTGAGATATCACTTGTGTTAAATGGGGATGGTATGAATACGCCAGTTAACGGCATTGCTTATTTAATTAACCCGGAAAAGGTTGAGGAAATAATAAACCAGGAGAGAGGTGCTTTTATGATGGAAGAATTAACCGAACCTTTCTTTGATATCTTTACAGAAGAAAGTAACGGTAAGAAAATGTTTGAAAGACTAAACAATGTTATTAACAACTTTAATGTTAATAAGTTAAGTGCTTAATCCGATGTTTGTTATACTGAAGATATTGATATAAAACCTCTTTAATTCAAGGGGTTTTATATATTTATATTGGCAACGTTTAAAATTTGTTCGAATGGAAAACCATAAAAGTGTACTTAATAAATCTTTTGATTTGTTTGACGATATTAGGAATTATGATAATTACGGAAAGTTTGACTTTTTGAATCTACTAAATCAAAGAACAAATGGTTTTGATTTAGACTTTATGAAGGCTTTGTTGTCAGATTTAAACCTTTACATAAATATTGAGTTAGAGGAAATGATTTCAAATCTTGATCCTACTCAATTAGATATTCAGCTTAAATCTTATGAAATTAGTGGGTTAAAAATTCCTATGCTCAAAAGAACTCAGCGTAAAGATTTATCAATTGAGCAAAAATCAAAGAGGAAAAAGCTGGAAAAGTCAATTGGAGAGTTGAGTCCAGTAATTGATATAGAAGCAATAATGTTTCCTTTTGAGTTTTATGGATTAAGAGAGTTTAGATCTATAATAATAAATAAAATTAAAGAGATTGAGTTAAGTAGGCCGAATAAAATACAAAAAACAGATTATTCATTAAAGGGTACAGAAGCATTTTCTCAATTAAATGGAGGTCGAACAGATTCAGTAAAATGGAAAGGAACTCAAGCTGACGCCGTTGAGTTAATAAAAGCCATGATTGAGCAAGGCTCGTTGGAAGGGACTCAAAAGGATATATTTAAGTCTTTTGAAAAGTTTTTTGACATAGAATTGAATAATTGTGATCAAAAAATACAGAAATTCAAACACCGAAAAGCAAGTCCTACAACATACTTAGATGAATTGAAAGCAAGTTTAATTAACTACTTAGGAAAATAAATCGTTGGTTAGTTAGTGGTTAGTTACCACTTAGTGCTTTCAACTACATTTAAATTCGCTTGTAATAATATTAAAACTTAATAGTTATGCAAGCAATTGAACTACAATTACCCGAACAACTGCAGGCCGATATAAACTTCTTAAAATCGGAACTTTCAGAATTAAGAAAAAATTTACAACCTAAAAAGCCGACTGAGTTTGTAACCAGGCAGTATGTAGCTGATGAAATGCTACATAGCGGCTTGACTACTGTTCATAATCTTACGGTTAAGGGGATTTTGAAAAAATATACCATTGGGGGTCGTGTGCTATACAAGCGTTCTGAAGTAGAGCAGGCAATTGTTGAACTTTAAACAATTGGCATCATGGCAGCGCAAAGAAATACCAAAAGTTTAGCATGGAAGCAATACATAGATTCTAAGAAGCGAAAAACCGCAAAAGGTAAAATCATACAGGCTTTAATTCAAAACAACAATATGCCGCTCAATAATAGGAGTTTTAGTGCTATTACTGGCATGGAAATGGGGAGTGTTACACGAGCTGTGTACGATTTATTAAATGAAGGGGTTTTGTCGTTTGTTATTAAGCCCAGTATTCAGACAGGCTATAAAGTGAAGTATTGCTACATAAAAGACTATAATTCATTTGTAAACGAAGAGCATAGTGTATGAGTGGAGATGAGAGATATTTTAATTTCCCTATTTGGATGCTACGAGGGTTTATGAGGAATAGCAAAAAATCATTAGATGACATTTCCGATTACGCAATCTATGAGCATTATTTGAAACTCCAACACGGCGGACATACAGCAAGATTTAAAGCTGCAAAAAAATACTTTAGTATTGTCATAGGGGATGATGAAAAAAGTTATAATAATGGGTCTAAGTTATACGAGTGCACGCCAAATAACGGTCCTAAAGTTGGCATTAATACGAGTGTGTTTTTTGAATATTATGGCGATCATAAAACCGACTTTGAGAAGATAAGTTTATTAGGGTTTCTAGCTATTAAATCAATTGTTCAAAACAAAACCTATTGCAAAGTCACTAACCGCTTTTGGTTATCTCGAATGGATGGCCGTGTAAAGTCAGTTTCAGAAAATGATGAGCTGTCTGATGAGGTTAAGAAATATGCAAATCGTTGGCAGCTAACAAAAATTAAAGATGAGCTAATCATTAACTGGGGTTTAACGCATTATTCTCGATTTACACGAGGTTTTTATGTATCATTTAAGCTTTCTCTAGAAGAGTTGATTTACCAAGCTGAGAAGAAGCGAAAATCTACATTGATAAAGCAGAAAAAGTTTGAGGAAAAAGTGGCCTTAAATAGAGTTTTAGACAGAATAAAAAACGAGCCCCCGTGAACAACATCATGAAAACCTCATAACAGCATCATAACGACACCTATATAAAAGGGTACTTCATAATTGTTTTTTTACTCTAATATTTTTCTACAAAAGTACGACACCTATAGAAAGGTAATATATAAAGGTACTATAGAAAGGTTTTTTAAAAAGATGTTGAGAGAGTGATTTCTTCGCTCACCAACTTTTAAAAATTTTGAATGTACTCTGTTAAACTAACAATAAAATAACGTAAAACAAACAAAATGAACCTAACTAAAGAAAAAGCCTCAGAGCTAGGCAAAAAGTCAAGTAGAAAAGGAGTGCCAAATAAGAACACAAAAGAAATAAGACAAGCATTTCATCAATTAGTTAGCGATAAGCTACCAGATCTATCGAAATGGCTTGATGAGGTCGCTAAAGAGAATCCAGAGAAAGCGATTAATATTATTATTAAACTCTCAGACTTTGTAATACCTAAACTTCAACGTACAGAAATAGAGTTAGGTGGTAAGGTTGTTAAAATGACGCCAGAAGAGCGAGACGAACGCATTAAAGAGCTTCAACGGAAAATGATGAGTAATGAGTAAAGCGGCTTTAAATAAACAGGAAAAAACCAGACGATGGGCAATAGCTGAATTACAAAAGGCGAAACCATTTGATGCGTGGGTAAACGAAAGACCTAGAACTGAAAAAGAAATTGAACTATATCATAAGATTAGAGAGACCCTGGAGGGGATAGCCTCAGGCGAAAAGAAAGTCTATGACACAGTAAAAATAACAACTAAAAACGGTTTTAGTTGTGCTGAATTCAAGTAGTGATGACAGATAAAACTTTTATTAAATACAAAACAGTTATTGATGAGTGGTTTGTCAATGGCCGTAATGGAACTAAAGCGTATCAAGCAGTATACCCAAAAGCCAACGCTAACGCCGCTGATATTGGGTTTAGAAAAATCTACGGAAATCTACGGATAAGAGAGTATGTTCAAACTAAAGTGTCAGAAGTGTCACAAAAGCTTGATGTTACGTTTGAGAACCAACTTCAAGATTTGGAGGATATCAAAGTAGAATCAAAGAAAGAAAGCAAATACAGTGATGCCATTGCAGCTATTAAAGAGCAAAACAAAATGCTAGGATTCTATGAGAAGGACAATAATCAAAAGAAAATAGATAACGTAGTAATATTTCAGATTCCAGATAATGGAAGAGGAGAAATTTAAATGATTGAAAAATGATATCACCTTTAATGTTTATCAAGATGACTAAGGCTGTCAAGCTTATGTATCCACATTTAAAAAAAGATACAATAAACTGGATGTCTCATCGCTTTGAATCTAAGAAAACAATGACAGAATCAGGAATAACTCCTCCTAGATTATGGGCGGCAGATATGCCTAAAGAAGTAGAAGAGGATTTACTTCAAGCATACCAAAAAGTAAATAATTAATTATTAACAGCCCTATAGGGCATAAATTCAACTACAATGGACATTATATTAACACCAGCGTACGAGGTAATTAAATCTAAGTACGAAGACCAAGTGAAAGAGCGAATTAGCACACTTGAAAGCTACAGTAAAAAGATAGCGAGTAAGCAAACGGAAATTAATTCCGTAAAAGCGGAATTAAATAGTGAATACGCTGACAGAAGTGTATCTGTAGAAAAAAAAGCACGCATTAACAATTTGCTGCAAAAAAGAAACCAACTCAATAAGGAGCTTGAAGCAATGGAAACCGAAGAGAGAAACGTAATAGTAAGTGATGATGCTATCGCTGAGGTTATGAAACAATGGAATCATTAAAATTTATAAAGATGAATAAATCAAAATTAGAATTACAGTCAGAGGCAAATGCTGAAATAAGTAAACGTAAAGAAACAGTTAAAGCTTTAGAAAATGAGATATTACATGCTAAACATACGCTGCATTTTATACCAAGAGATACTTATGAGGATAATCAAGCTAGAAGAGTGGTAAATGATGAGATTATAAAACTGAAAAGCTATATCGATAGCGAGGAAAATATTATCCGTAATTTGAGTGGACCACCAGAAAGAGATATAGCAGATGTGGCAACAAGGTTAAAATGATAGCCTAAATAATAAGCATAAAAAAAAGGGGTTGTTCAAGCCCCTTTTTATTTTATTCGAATGTAAAGCAATTTGGCAACGCTTTATCTATTCAAAGATACAATTTTTTCATGTATTTAGCTATGTTGAAATGGATTAAGAATTAACCTGTTGAGTAATATAATACACAAAGCTTTGTTCATTTCGCAAAGATACTTCATTAACACCCAGCTTCAAATTTGATTACTTTTTGAGTGATTCCTTTTATTGAGTTACTTCTTTGTAGTCTCCAGCAAAATTTACTTATCCATTTTCGTATTAAATCTTATAAGTGTGATGAGGTAAAATGATAACGCCACTACGGAATTACTACATCGTAAAACTATTGTAAAACACTCACTTCAACTAATTTGCAATAGAACAAACTAACGCTCTTATTATGAAAAGAGGAGGAGGTCTTAAAGCCTTATTTACAAGAAATACAGTTGAGAAAGCATTTGAAATCTGGAAGGATCGTATTGAATGGCAGATAGAAGAATCTCTTTTGTATGCGGGAAATGAATTTGTAAATAAAGCACGTCTAACAGGTAGATATAAAGATCAAACGGGAAACCTTAGAAGCTCTATTGGCTACATGGTAATTAAAGACGGTCAGATACTCGGTGAAAGGTTTGAGACTTATGACGGTAAGGGAGAAGAGGGTGTTAAAAAAGCTAAAGAGTTTGCAGAAGGATTAGCGAGCGAGAACCCTAGAGGGTTAATGCTAATCGGAGTAGCGGGCATGGAGTATGCCGCAGCGGTCGAAGCTAAAAACTTTGATGTGATAACTGGGGCAGGAACGGAAACAGAACAGTTATTAAAGCAGCTTTTAAGCAAGATTAATTATACATGATAACAACTATTATTCGAAATGGCAATACGTGGCGAAAACTCTTTATATTTTAAACCCGAGATAGACAACTCAGGGCTTCAACAAAGCGCAAATGAAGCAGTTAATATTGTTGGTCAAATGGCTAGCAAGATTACTAAAATAAATCCTTTTATAGCTTTTTCTGCTGTAGCAGTTGCTGCGCTTACAGCTATATCCAAAGAAGCCTACGACATGGCTAAAAGCTTTGAGTCTGCAATGGCTGAGGTAAGCACCATCGCTAATGTGAGTGAAAAAGAAATGAGAGGGCTAGAGCAAAGGCTTTTTGATATTTATAAGCGATTAGGAACTGAACCGCCTGATAAGTTAGCGAAAGGACTGTATGAGATTATAGGTGCTGGATATGATGCTGCTGAAGCTTTAGACGTTTTAGAAATAGCATCCAAAGCCGCTACCGCAGGTATCACAACTACAGAAGTTGCAGCCGATGGACTTACTACCATTTTAAATGCCTTCCAATTACAAACAGAAGATGCTCAGGAGGTAGCAGATGTAATGTTTGCCACCGTCGACCGTGGTAAGATATCCTTTGAAGAACTTTCAAGCCAAATAGCACAAGTAGCACCAATTGCAGCGGCAAGTAATATATCGTTCGAGGAAATAGGAGCCGCAATTTCTACATTGACCAAACAAGGGGTGCCAGCCGGACAGGCAATGACGCAAATACGTTCCGCTATAGTCTCTACAACCGAGGTAATGGGAGATGGTGTTTTTGAAACCTTATCTCTTCAAGATGCATTTAACGAAATGTACAAGGCAGCAGATGGCAGCCAGACCAAATTAAAAGAGATGGCTGGAAGGGTAGAGGCTGTTAATGGCATTCTTTCAATTGCTGGACCTAATATGGAAGGAGCGGTTGAAGACTTAAACGCAATGAGTGATGCCGCTGGAAGTGTTGACAGATCGTTCTCTAAAGTTACCGGTACCAATGCCAATCAATGGAGCATCTTTACCAATAGAATTAAGGCTAGTACGCAAGGTATTGGAGAAAGCCTTTTAAGGTTTTCAAATGCGGTAGTTGGTTTAATGAATGATGCTATTGGTAGCACCGAGGATTTAACCGATGAAGTTGCAAAACAAGCGAGTGAATATAGGAACTTGATAGCCTCTTTATATGATTCTAATGTTGAATTTGATAAGAAGCTTGAAATATTAACGCAGCTTAAAAACGAATACCCAGAATACCTATCGAGTTTAGATTTAGACAAAGTTAAGAACGATAATTTAAAAGAAACCCTAGAAGGTGTTCGAGGTGTCTTAGAGCAAATACAAAATCTTAAAAACAAAAGTGTAGCAGTTGCAGGACTTCAACAGCAAGTATCTGAGGCAGAAGCTACGAGAAATGAGTTAGACGCTATATATCAAAGAGAGTTAGCAGATTTTGAAACCTTAGTAGGTAAGGCGTTGGCGTTTGCGGAAAAGAACGGTATTGAGATACCTATATCGGTAAATGATGACCCAGACGACATTTACAGTAAAATAGAAAGCGCATTTAGTGGAGTTGATGGAGCGTATCAGGATTTTGTTGTTCCATTGTTTCAAGCAGAAAAAGCAGTAAGCACATTCTATTACCAGTTAGAAAAAGCGAAGGATGTCGTAGAAGAAAACCAAATAAGCTTGGATAAATTCACGGTCAAACTCTATGACAATGCAGAAGGATATAAAGAAATCGTTAAGCAAGTCGAAAAAGTAAATTCGCTTGAAGGTTTAGCGGAATTTGACGAAAAGTTTTCATTTCAAGGTATTAAAGATGCTATTGAAGCGAGAAAGGTTATTTTGACAGCACTAGGCGAAATTAAAGACCTTACAAAAGAAGAGTATAAAGCTAATCCAAATTCGTTAGCTAAGTATTTAGAATCTGAAAATGAGCAAATAAAAAAAGCTGCTGAGGAGCGAAAAAAAGTATTAGAGTTTGTTTTCAAACCCACTGGCGACGAAGATGTAAAAAATAGACCTAAAGAAAGCGAAGCACTAAGTTACTTGTCTACGCCAAAAGTAAACCTAGAATTTGATTTCACGGTAGACACCACTTCAATAAACTTCATAGAGTCTGTTATTCGTGATTTAAAAGCCAAATTTGATGCTGCTAATGAAAATGATAGAGGGCAGATAAGAGAGTATCTTGATATTTGGAAAAAAAAGCTTAAAGTCGCTCAAAATGGATATAATGACCTTGAAAAACTTAAGAAAGAATTTAATTATGAGTTAAGAGATCTAAGTCTTAAAGAACTTAAAGAGGAAAAAGATAAGTGGAAAAAAACACTAGATCTTTATAATGATGGTTCAGAAGAGAGCAAGAAGGCTACTGAATTAATAATGAACCAAATTGATGCTATATCTGAAAATACCTCAGATAAGATTGTTGAGGTTTTTGGTCAAGTTACAGCATCCATTGGAGAGGCTCAAAAACTACTTGAAACCTTTGGTGCACCTGAAGGCATAAGTGAAGCTTTAGGAGTTTTATCTGAATTAGGAACAGCAGCAGGGAATTTATTTTCTGGTAATCCGGGCCAAATGGTTCAAGGTGGATTGCAGGCTTTAAATGCAGTTTTTAAATCTGGAATAAGCTCTGATACTGGAAAGTTTGAAAAAGCGATTAAGGATTTAAATAAAACTATTGAGAAACTTGATTATGCTATATCTAAAAGCGTAGGAGAGGATAGGATTGACAATAGAATAAGTGCTATTGAGAAACAAAAAGAAGTTCAAGAAGAATTAAATAATGCCATAGAAGCTGAGAAAAACGCCAGAAAAGAGATAAAGTATCTGGGAATTACTGTAGCAAAAAAAGGAAGAGCATCTGGAACCGATCAAGCTAAACTTGAAGAATTTGAAAAAGCCGCTGAAGAAGCTAAAAGAGAGGTAGAAGAATTGAATGAGCAGTTGAATGAATTATATACAGGAACTACACAAACTACCATTGTTGACAGCATTATTTCTGGATTCAAGGAAGGTAAAAAGTCGGCAGCAGACTTTGCAGATAATTTTAAAGACTTAATGCAAGATGCAATGCTACAAGCTTTTGAGATTAAATTTTTAGATGATGCTATTGGAGGCTTTTATGATGAATTTGCAAAAGCTGGAAGCGATGGCGAATACACGCCTGCGGAGTTAGCTTCTTTGCGTTCATTTTATGATTCAGTAATTAACGGTGCTCAAAGCGACATCGAAGCTATTAACGAAATTTTGGAAGGCTTAGGAATGGACGGATTAGGAGGTCAAGGAACTGCAAAAACAGGACTTTCGGGCGCAATATCCACCATCACAGAAGATACAGCCAATATACTTCAGGGAACGTTAAACGCTATACGCTTAGACGTTGCTAGTGGTATTTCTATTGCCACACAAAATAGTCAATACTTAGCTACGATTTCACAAGGGGTAACCAACTACTTGCCTTATTTAGAAAGTATAGACGGACGCATGGCTGGTATTGAAAGCGGTTTATTACAAATTCAAGCACAAGGATAAACATCCGAACTTAGGGCAAAAGACAATGAGGTTTTCCGTAAAGTAAATATAAATTGATTGACTAAGTTTGTAGAAACTAAATATCATAAAAAATGAAAATTCTATTATCTACTTTACTATTCACGATTTGTTTTTATTCTTCTTATTCCCAAACAGTAAACGGAGTGCCTATACATGAAATAAATGAGGAGTATGTTCAGATTGTTGGAACAACTAAATTTATGAGTAGCAAAGTCACAATTGAAATTGATTTTGGGCAAAGAACTAAATTACTAGGATCTTATAAGGAGACTACTATTGTAGATGAAAATGAAAAGAAAGTTGATTTTAACTCAATGGTAGACGCATTGAACTTTATGACTGAGCATGGTTATAAGTTTGTTCAAGCATACGCATTTGCTGTAAATAATCAGAATGTTTATCATTTCCTAATGAAGAAAGATGAATGACACCAGAGCAGATTTCTATTTAATATTTAAAAACCTCTTTTTTAGAGGTTTTTTTGTTTTGTGGTATAAAATGCGGGATAAATTTAATTAATAAAAACAGAAAACCCAGTAAAACTAATGCTTTACTGGGTTTAAATGCTCCCCCTCTTGGG